AGACGGCCACTTCAGCCATTATTTGACCGACATTTCCTTCCATTACTTTCTCCCGTTAGAGGAAAAACGGGACCAGCCCTTCTACTGATCCCGATCCCCGTAGTTAATTAAAACAATTCGTCGTCGTCTTGCTCCACTAGCGGTTTCGGAGGTGGAGGAGGCGGAGCTTCTTTCTGAGGCGCATTGATGGAACCAGCTCCACTAGCGATTTTTTCAAGCGCAGTATTTTCAACCCAGCCCACAATCGAAAAACTTGGAGCTTTAAAACGAAGAGGTCCATTCTTTCCGTCCATTTCAATGGTTTCAGGTTTACCCAACTCGACTACAGGCATTTTTCCAGGATTAGCTCCACGTTCTTTAATCCATTGATCGTGAAGCCTTGAAATAGCGCCTCGAACTGTTTTCGCAGTGTGACTAAATTGCCTCACACCTAACGATTTGTTTCCAAGCGTAATTCTGAAACCCGGCTTATGATCCGCGCTAGGTCGATCAGGAACACCATCACCGTGTTTACCTAAAGCCATATCAACATGACCTTGAGCGATTAAAATCCAGCCTTCTTCGATGTTCTCAAGGTCCATTACGACCTTGCAAGGAATATCGATTTCATCTCTAGTGCGATTCCAACCGCTACCATCGTTTTCGCTGTTATGTGCTAACCATTCTCCCGTTGTTGCCGCAAAAGTAATAATCGGCAAGAAATCGCCGCTCGCTGCATTTGAGCGAGGTTCATCTAACATTAAAGCCATTTAGCTTTCTCCCATTAGTTCTGATGCCAAAGTTGCAAAAGTTTCTATTGGCATCTCAATCCATGCTCCCGATCCAGCGTGATTTGTCAACAATGTTTCGAGAAGCACCCTTACCCGCGTATCACATCGGTCGAAACGATAAACGAGTGCTGGCCACTTACCTTGAGCGCTAGCAGCATTGCAAGCCTGATTCCACCAATCCGGCCTAGCTGTAGTGCCTGAAGCGTATCTTTTACATTCGATGATGAACGGGAAATCACTATCATTTGCAATTAGATCGCCATGATTTGCAGCCCGATATTGTTCTAGATCGCGTCGAAACGTCACACCCGTCAAATCATAGAGAATTGCAGCAACTTGACGTTCAAATTGAGCGCCTTTTGCTCTGCCACCACCCGGTTTCATTTTTTTCTCCCGCTCACTCAAAAAACAGTATAAACTATTCAAACCATAAACGGGAGAAAATCTATGGTCGGCAAGATTACGCCCAATACCCAAGTTAGCGCATCTCAAATGCCATCTCTTTTTGGATGCAGCCCTTACACTACACCAAATGGTTTGTTGCGCTCTATTCGCAATCATCGAGACGGCATCCCTGATGAATATCAAGCTGGCGAAGCTGCGGAATGGGGTAATACTTTTGAGCCGCATATTTTAGAAAAGGCGGCAGAGCGTCTTCGCGTACGTGATTTAGAAACGCTCCACACAAAGCCCTTTTTTGCTGAAGGTTTAGATTTAGCTGCAAGCCTCGATGCTAGTGCTTATGCCGATAATCTCACAATTAAAAGCGATGTTGCTGTTTTCCCTCAAGGCGGGGATGAAATGACTATTGATGGTCCTGGCGTCATCGAAGCTAAATTAACCAGCTATCCACCAGAAGCATTTCCTCCACCCTGGAGAGGTCCGATCCAATTACAGGCTCAGTTGCTTTGCACCGGATGGACTTGGGGTTGTGTAGCGACCTTGTATCGAGGGATCGATTTACGATTGGCTTTGTATTACCGCGACGAAGAAATCATCAACGAAATCAAATTCAGGTTAGGTGATTTTTATAACCGCCTCGAAACTGGTGAAGTATTTCCGCTCGATGGTCCTAAAGATGGTGTAATTGCCTACCCTAAAACAAAGCCTGATGCGCCAGAAGTAATGATCCCGAAAACTGGCCTTCATGCTGATGCGCTTAAACAGTTGGTTGAGGCGACTGAGCGAAAGAAGATAGCAGAAGCTGAAATCGACGAAGCGCAAGCAATCCTGATGAACTTAATGGGGATGCACGATAGCGCCTATGGTTTGATCGGCAATCAGCGTTATCGATTGAAATGGCCAACTCGAAGCTATAAAGCGACGCCAGAGAAAGTAACGCCAGCAAAGCCAGCAAGAACTGTGAGGCAATCAACGATCAGTTTTAAGGCGATTGAAGGCTAGTAAGAGAAAGCGCCTCTTCCCAGGTTCGAGTTTCGATGTCATCGGCATTGATTTTTGAAACCGACAATCGTCGAGTGATTTGTTTATTTATTTTCTCAATATGGAAAAAGGCGATTTTTCTTATGTCTAAGGCGACGCAAGCAACTATGTCACAATCCTCGATGGTCAATGGTCTTTTTGGTATGCTCTTGCTGACTTGCCACTGATACGACCAACTGTCATTTGTTTTTAGCGTCGATTTAACCTGTATTCGCAAAATGTCCTGATTTTTGACAGCGACAATATCCATCCCTTCAGCATCAATAATCGATGGACTCCAACCGAACCCGAATAACACGCTGCAAGCTAAATGTTCGCCAGCAGTGCCAATGTGTTTTGCGCTAATCAATGCCCTCAAGCCGTTTTGCGTGTCGCTCAGTGCGATTGGGGGTTTGTTTGTATAGTTTGCTATCTCTCAGTTGATCCGCTGCTGCCTTCCAGTTTCTCGCCTCAATTGCTGCTAGGTGTTTAACGAATTTAGAATAGCGTGATCGGCCTAATTGGAAGCAAAGCGATGCAATCGTTACTTGTGCATCCTCTGGCAAATCATCGAAATCTCGAACTAGCCATTTTGCATCGTTTAGGGCTATCGTCACATCTTGCTTGAATAGCTCTGCAACCCGCTCTTCTGATACTGGCGCTCCAACTGGCCATCCAAATTCCTTGTCAAATGGCACGATTAAATGACCAATGCCACAAGTCTCTTTTCCTAAATGGTCCAAATAAACCTCATAAACACAACCTTCATCGTGTTCGAGTAATTGGCGCAATCGCTCCATCATTGGGTTTTTTGTCTTTCGGCAATGTAGCAAAGGATCGCCGCTATCATACCAGTTGCAGCCGCCTCACTCCATCCAGGTCCGAAATGGGTTGGATGAACCATGTAATCAGTCAATCCAGTCAATACGCCCATTATCGTCGCAATCACGACTTTATCATAAACCTTAAAAACTGCTGTAGCGATGCAAAATGCGATTGCTGATATTGCGCCTGTTTTGGACGCTTTTAGGGCATGTTCGAGCGTTAGTTCAAATAGGTTTCCTTGCACCATCATAGTGAGACAAGCCACCCACGCCTCTGCAAATCGTTTTAAAAGCATATTTAGCGCCCCTGGCCTCTGTAAGGCTTGCGTCGTTTACCGCGCTTCGATGAATTTAGCTTAGTATGAACCGAATTACCGATGGAAGTTTTCTTAGGCTTATATTCGGGTTTCCATACCGCTCCGACATTTTGCTTTGCCATTATTTTGATTCCGTCTTTTTAACCTTATCGAAAGACCGCATCCCGGCCAATCCAAGCATACCAAATAATAATGGCATCATAACAGACATATCTGCCTGCGGAATAACTATTCCAAAACCAGCGCAAATAGGGCTGACAAGGTAATTTATGCCAAGCCCAAACCCGCAAATCCAACCAATTAAAGGTCGCCAACTTGATTGAAACCAGTTGCCTTTTGCGTCGGCTTTTAAAACCTCGATTTGTTGAAGGGCTATTTCTTGAGCATGTCTTTCACCCATCGTCGCTATCTCATGAGCGAGCTTTATTTTGGTGTCTTGGTCAGGAATGAACTTATCTAGCAGCCCAGTTACAGGACCAATTAACGCTTGGATCATTTCAATCTCTCCTGGCTTGCTTCAAGGAGTTTAATCCTAACTTGCAAATCGTGAATTGAATGCATTAAGTCCTCACGTAATGCTTGTCGCTCTAATGCATTACCTGGACTTGGTATGATTTGTCCTTGAGGATCGATCAGTTGCATCATATTGGCCTGTAATTGGCTTAATTGTGCATTTGTGGCTTGTATCGAACTTATAACCCACCATAGCGCTCCAAGTACCAGGGGGATCAGGCTCGTTCCTAGTTTTGTCCAATCCATTATGTTCCAGCCCTTTCACTCGCTACAGGTATATGCTTCCCGTTGTGAATGTGTAGCTGATGATCCATTTCCTTACGAAGCTGCATCACGCTCGAAGTTAGCTCTGCCATCGCTATATGATCCCGTCGCAAGTTCTCAGGACTATTCATTTTTGCCAGGATATCTAATCTCTGGGAAGTAACGGATGAGCCGTTTTCCAAAATGTCTATTCTCTTATCATTAGCCTTTAGAGTGGCATGAATGTCAGCAATATGTTCTTGAAGATCTTTGATTCGCATCTTCGCAACAGCCGCACCGCCGAATATACTAGCTGCCACCCCTAAGATCGTTATTATCAGCCTTAGATCAACTGTCGCGCCGTCCATTCCGCATCTCCTTGACCGTCTGATATATGCGTAGCGAAAGCCACACGATAGAGAGCGCCGCAGAGATAGCTGGCAAGATTTCCATTAGCGCACCAGCCGTAATTCCTAGAGCCGACCAATCAAACAAAATGCGATTATCTTGGTTCATTTTCGGCTCCAAACTATAACCAAAACGATCATTAAAACGCCAAGGATCACTAATTCAGCAGTCGTGAAAAAATGAATCCCAGGCTGCATTGATTAACTCTTTTCGTTCAACGATGCTTTTAACGCATCAATAAATGCTTGCCGACTAAACTGCAACTGATCGAGATTGAACCGCGCATTGGCGAGCTTTTGTTCCAAATCTGCAACGTGTTTAAGCATAGCTTTCTGATGATCCGTCATTTCTTCGATGTTATGTTTTACGCCATCAATTTCTAATGTGTTTTCTTCACTCATTACTTTCTCCCGTTATGCGGCCAAGGTTAATTCCACGGAGTGCCGCTTCCCTCCGTTGGATTTTGTTGT